GGCAGCAGATTGAGCAGCAGTTGGGGATGCCCATGCCGCCTTCGGACCAGAAACTGCCGCCTCAATTGGAGGTCGCACTGTCGGCCATGATGGCGCAAGCCGCGCAGCAGGCGCTGGCGCAGAACCAGCAGCAAGCACAGCAGCAACAAGCGCAGGAGCAGGCCAAAGACCCGGTGTTGCAGTTGCAGCAGCAGGAGTTGGCGCTGAAGGAACGTGAGGTTGCCGTGAAAGAGCGCGGTGCCGAGCTTGACGAGAAGAAGCTGGCGGCAGACGCCGCTGCGCAGGCGGACAGGCTGGAGCTTGACGAGAAGAAACTGCTGGTCGATGCCGCAGCCAAGGAAGACAAGATGAGTGGTGAGCACGCACGTAGTGTTGCTCAAATGCAACAAAAAGGTGAAGAATGATCGACGACTTCGTACGCGTATTACGTGAAAAAATACGCACCGATATGAACAACTACGCAGACGACCTAGCCACGGGTGCTTGCCAAGATTTTGCTCAGTATCAAAAACTCTGTGGGGTGATTCAGGGTCTAGCCACCGCAGAGCGCCATCTCCTCGACCTTGCAGAGAAAGTAAACATCGACGATGAGTAGCCTCATTTTGCCTCCCGGTATCTCACTACCGCCCACCATCCAGCCGCGAGACACGCCTGACGAGAAAGACAGCGATGAGACAAAAGCACGCCAGCTACCTGACCCCACGGGTTGGAAAATCTTGTGCGTTGTGCCCGATGTAGCGGAGACCTTTGAAAACTCCGGAATCGTCAAGGCGGACTCGTTTATGCGGCAGGAAGAGCACGCAACGACAGTTCTGTTTGTACTCAAAGTCGGCCCCGACGCGTACAAAGACAAGGCTAAATTCAGCGCACCTTGGTGCAAAGAAGGCGATTTCGTACTTGTGCGTACCTACTCAGGCACACGTTTCAAGATTTACGGAAAAGAGTTTCGCTTGCTCAATGACGATCAAGTGGATGCTGTTGTGGAAGACCCGCGTGGCGTAACACGCGCATAAGGAGGGCATCATGCCGCTGGAAGAATTTAAGTTTCCCGATGAGATTGAAAACGAAGCCTCGTCAACGAACGACGACAACACGTTTGAAATTGAGGTCGTAGACGATACCCCGGTGCAGGATCAAGGCCGCAAGCCGCTGGACCGTACGGTAGAAGACCCAACCGACGACGAGATCGAGTCGTACTCGGACAAAGTCAAAGGCCGGATCAAGGAACTGACACACGCACGCCACGACGAGCGCCGTGCCAAAGAAGCCCTGCTGCGCGAAAAACAGGAGAACGAGCGTATTACGCAACGTCTGCTTGAAGAAAACCGGGCTCTGAAGCAACACGTAGCAACCGGCACTGAACAGTTCAGCAAAATGGCGCAGTCCGCTGCCGAGGGCGAACTGAATCAGGCGCGTGCAGCGCTCAAGGCGGCACAGGAGGCGTTTGACACCGACGCTATTGTTGCCGCCCAAGAGGCCCTGACTGATGCAAAAATGCGCATCAACTCGGCACGAAATATCCCACGACCCCCTGTACAAGAGCGTCAGGATGTGGTACAACAGCAACAATTCACGCAAGCCTCGGAAGAACCGGACGAAAAGTCCCTGCGCTGGCAGGCAAAAAACCAGTGGTTCAGTGCTCCGGGGTTTGAAGAAGTCACTGCTTTTGCGCTAGGTTTATCGCAGAAGTTGCTAAATTCGGGTGTTGACCCCCGCTCTGACAGTTATTACGAGTCCATTGACTCGCGGCTTCGCAACACGTTTCCGAAAATGTTTCGGGAATCGCGGCAACAGTCTGAGGATTCCCCACGTAAGCCGACCACTGTCGTTGCAGCAGCAACGCGCAGTACCGGCGCAAAACGAGTCCAGTTGACTACGACCCAGATGAATCTGGCGAAAAAATATGGACTCACCCCGCAGCAATACGCTGCTGAAGTTTTGAAACTGGAGAACTCAAATGGCTGATAACCGCACACCCCGTGATCTTGTGTCACGCGAAAAAACATCTCGATATGTGTATGTGCCACCGAGCACCCTGCCTGATCCGACACCGGACCCGGACTGGGCGTTTCGCTGGATCGCTACACACATGTTGGGGCAGGCCAATGTCACCAATGTTTCGCAGCAGATGCGCGACGGCTGGGAGCCCGTGAAAGCGGTTGACCACCCCGAACTGCTACTGCAGGGGAACACCAACGGCAATGTGGAGATCGGTGGGTTGATGCTATGCAAGATGCCTATTGAACGCTTCCGTGGCCGCACAGAGCACTTCAAACGAGTGGCGCAGAGTCAGATGGAGTCCGTGGACAACACTTACATGCGTCAAAACGACCCACGTATGCCGATGTACGTTGACCGCAAGTCAACGGCGACCCGGGGTACTGGATTTGGTTCAGGTACTAAGTAAAGGAGCCTTTCATGGCAGCAGTATCTTCTCCGTATGGACTGCGTCCGGTCAATTTGATCGGCGGTCAGTTCTTTGGGGGTTCGTTCCGCGAATATCGGTTGTCCACCAACAACACGAACGCGATTTTCAACGGCGACGTTGTTCAACTGACCTCCGCAGGCAACCCCCAGTCGCTGACAGCCACCCCTACGGCTATTCAGATTCCGGCAACCTCCGCTAACGCGACGGCTGGTATCGTGGGTGTCTGCATTGGCGTGCGCTACGTAACCCCTGTGTTGAGCCAGCCGCAGTACGCTCAGTACCTGCCAGCAGGCGCGATCACCGCAGGCTACACCAACGTGTTTATTCGCGTTGTGGATGACCCTGATGCCATCTACCAAATCCAAGGCTCGGCTGCTTTCGGCACGCTGACCAACGGTGCGGCTGGTTCCATCGGCAAGAACGCGGCTCTGGGCAACTTCAGCGCGGGCAGCACGACTACCGGTAACTCGGGCGTCAACTTGGTTATCGGTACCAACGGCGGTTCTTTGGCGGCTACGACCACGCTTGCCATGCGGATCATCGACGTGGTTTCGGGCACTGAGACCGATGCCTACCCCGATGTGCTTGTCAAGATGAACCTTGGCGTGCATTCGTACTACAACCCGCTCGGCATCTAAGGAGCTAAATCATGGCAATTTCACGTTCCCAACTGCTCAAGGAGCTGCTGCCCGGTCTCAATGGTCTGTATGGACTGGAGTACAAGCGGTACGCAGAAGAGCACAAAGAGTTGTACGAGGTCGAGTCGTCTGAGCGCTCTTTTGAAGAAGAGACCAAGCTGGCTGGTTTTGGTACGGCCCCCGTCAAAAACGAGGGCGCGGCCATCGCGTATGACACCGCTCAAGAGGCGTACACCTCGCGTTACCAGCACGAGACCATTGCTATGGGCTACTCAATCACCGAAGAGGCGGTTGAGGACAACCTGTACGACAGCCTGTCGGCGCGGTACACCAAGGCACTGGCCCGGGGTATGTCGTACACCAAACAGGTCAAAGGCGCGGCCATCATCAACAACGGCTTCAACGGCTCGTTTCTTGGCGGTGACGGTACCACCCTGTTTGGGTACAACTCGTCCAGCACTCGTGTCGGTCACCCACTGGTCAACGGTGCGGTCAACCAGAACAGCCCAACCACTGGCGTTGATTTGAACGAGACTTCCTTGGAAGCCGCCGTTATTCAGATCGCCGCTTGGACGGATGAGCGCGGTCTGCTGATTGCGGCCAAGGCCCGTAAGCTGGTCATCCCGCCCTCGCTGATGTTCGTTGCCACTCGTTTGCTGGAGACCAACCTGCGTGTTGGCACTTCGGACAACGACATCAACGCGCTCAAGAACAACGGCGCGGTGCCGGAAGGCTACACCGTCAACCACTTCTTGACCGACACCAACGGCTGGTACCTGTTGACGGACGTTCCCAACGGCCTGAAGCACTTTGTGCGGACGCCAATGAAGACGGACATGGACGGTGACTTCGAGACCGGCAACATGCGCTACAAGGCGCGTGAGCGTTACAGCTTCGGCTGGTCTGACCCACTGGGTATCTGGGGTTCGGCTGGTTCGACCTAAAGTAAGTTAGGGTGGGGGGTTCCTCGCCGCTTACTTAAAGGCTCCTTCGGGGGCCTTTTTTATTGCACATAGCTGGCAAACGTGCTATATTGCAACCACTCCGGGGTTACCGGTGCATCAAACTAGTCCCGGCTAGACGACATACCGATTGATGCGCCTAGCTTGTATGTAAGGAAAGATCATGTCTTTTTCCAGCTTTTCTGGCCCCCTCCGCGCCGGTACTGTTACCAACACCACTGGTACCACCGCAGGTTTGATTCGTAACACTGGCGTTGCCCAGTTGGTTCA